CTTGTTCCTATCGAGTATGATAAGAGACTTATTGATGTACTTGAGGAAGAGAATATCATGCGTGGTCTTGCTACCAAGATTACCACATCCGGGGAGCATAAGATCAATATCGCAGCTACCAAGCCTGCGGCTGCATGGATTGAGGAGGGTGGCGCACTTACCTTCGGTAATGCTACATTCGACCAGATCTATCTTGATGCTTTCAAACTCCATGTTGCTATCAAGGTAACAGAGGAACTTCTCTACGATAGTGCCTTTAACCTTGAGAACTATATCATCACGATGTTCGGTAGGGCACTTGGTAATGCCGAAGAGGATGCATTCCTTAACGGTGACGGAACAGGAAAGCCTACGGGTCTTTTCAATCCTACCAAGGGTGGTCATGTATATGACACTCTTACCGCAGCACTTAAGGCAGATGACCTTATCGACCTTGTATACGGACTCAAGAGACCTTATCGTAAGAAGGCATCGTTCATCATCAACGATAAGAACCTCTCCACCATCAGAAAGTTCAAGGACAACCAGGGTCAGTATCTGTGGACTCCTGCGTATACCCAGGGAGAAACAGATAAGATTCTCGGCTACGATGTACATACTTCTGCATATGTTCCCGAGGGTGCTATCGCATTCGGTGATTATAGCTACTATAACATCGGTGACAGAGGCACTCGTTCATTTGCTGAACTTAGGGAACTCTTCGCAGGTAACGGTATGATCGGTTTCGTTGCCAAGGAGAGAGTCGATGGCAAGATTGTACTGCCGGAGGCTGTGCAGATTCTTCATCTTCAGAACTGGACTGAGCCTACGGTGACTACAACCGACCCGGACGCTACAGACGGTGAGTAAGAATAATGGGGTGGGGTAACAAAGCGTTACTCCACCCTAAAATGTAAGGAGGAGGGTATCGATGTTGCCGGAGTCATACAGAAGACTTATATATATCGAAAATGCAACTCCCGGTTCTTATATTGATACCGGGCTCATTGCATCATATGACATGAGGATAGTGATTGACGGCTGTGTGCTTGAAGGAGATACGGCACTTATCGGTGCAAGAACAGCGGTGTCCTGCCCGGATATACTTACCTTGCAGTTTACAAGTGAAAGGACTTATCGTTTCAGTTTTGGTTCATCAAGGGTAACTGCATCAAAGGGCTATGCTGCCGGGAACAGATATATCTTTGATTTATCAAAGGATGGACTGACCATTAATGATGAACTTATAGGAACTCCAACAACGAAGGCACTCACAGGTGTCCTTCCTTTATATCTGCTTGGCGCACTTAACACGGGTGGTGTGGCATCGTCATTTGGTATTACCAGGATATATTCTGCGAAGATATACAGAGCCGATGAACTGATAGCTGATTACATCCCTTGTGTATCTGAAGAGGGTATATATGGGATCTATGATAACGTCATGGGAACATTCCTCTCTAATGCAGGAGGCGGAAGTCTCACGGGTATGCTTGAACCGTTCGTTGGAATTACCATCACGAAACTGCCGGATAAACTCATCTATAACAAGGGTGAGAAGTTGGACATAACCGGGATGGTAGTGGAGGAGTATACCGAGAGCGGATATCGGACAGAGGTAACGGGATACACCGTCAGCGGATTTGATTCCTCTGTTGTCGGGACTCAGGCTATAACCGTAACCTATGATGGGCTTTCAACTACTTATGCCGTGATAGTAAATGACACACCAATCAGCGACCTTATCGTTACTGTTGAAGAAATGAAACAGTATTTGAGGGTGGATCATGACGATGATGATTCGCTTATCGAATATCTTATAAAGGCATCTGAGGACAGGTGCATGGATATCGCAAGGGAAGAAACGAAGGAGTCCTTTGAGGCTCTTGAGAATGCAAAGATATCGGTCATGTATGCTGTGGCTTTCCAATACGAACACCGGGAGGACTTAAATCAGAATGACCTTAATCTTTCCCTCCGTGCATTACTTTTTGGAGAAAGGAAGGTTGAGTTCTGATGGATATAGCACTCTTAAATGTCCGCATAACCTTTCAGAAGAATGAAACGGTGGTGGATAAATTCGGAAATCATAAAAACGAGTGGACGGATTATTATTCCTGTCATGCAACGGTCAGTGGGGAGAGTGGTTCTGAAACTTCGGTGGCGGCTAACACTTTGTATGATTCTGACCTTGCCTTTACGGTTCGTTACTGCAAAAAACTAAAGGATGCCGACCCGACAAAACTGCGTGTGGTATTTAAGGATGAGATTTATAACATCTCTTTCATAGACCACATGAATTATAAAAACGAGTGTCTGAAATTCAGATGTAAGAAGGTGAGACGATGAGTCAGAAAATAAAGATTGATGAACTTGCTGATACCATAGTGAAGGGCATGACGGCATATGCTGAAGTTGCCACGGACGAAATGAAGAAAGCTGTTAAGAAAGCAGGTGCCTCAGTAAGAAAGGACATCAGTGCGAATGCTCCAAAGAATACAGGTGCATACTCGAAGAGCTGGACAGTAAAGACCACGAAAGAGACACCCAATTCTCTGGAACTTACAGTTCATTCCAAAAACAGATATCAGCTTGCACATATTCTTGAAAAGGGTCATGCGCTCCGGGGTGGTGGCAGGACACCCGCCCGGCCCCATATTGCACCTGCTGAAGAAAAGGCTGTGAAAGAACTGGAAGAAGACATAGGAAGGAGTCTTAAATCATGACACATGAAGAAGTTATGGCAATGGTGGAAGAGATAGGGCTGCCTTTCGCTTATCATCATTTTGCCGAAGGGGAAGGACCCGATCCGCCCTTCGTTGTATTTCTGTATCCGAGAGCAGATAACTTTTCTGCCGATGGTATTCCGTATCATAAGCAGAATGTTCTTGATATCGAACTATACACCGATATGAAGAACCCGGAACTTGAAACTGTTGTAGAAACCGTGTTGGAAAGACACGGTATTTTTTATGCAAAAAGCGAAGTATGGATCGACTCGGAGAAACTGTACGAAGTGCTTTATGAGATGGAGGTATAGATATGCCACAGACAAAAAACAAAGTTAAATTCAATATCTGCAATGTCCATTATGCCAAGATCACGAAGGATGATAGTGGCAATGTGACATTTGCTACCCCGGTTGCTATTCCGGGTGCTGTATCCATTTCCCTTGACCCTACTGGAGAGCCTGAGAGTTTCTATGCGGACGGGGTGGAATACTACACCATCAACAATAACCAGGGCTATGACGGAGACCTCGAACTTGCTATGATTCCAGAGGACTTCAGAAAGGATATCCTTATGGAGACTGCTGATGATAACAATGTACTTGTTGAGAACAGCAACTCCGAGACTGGTTCATTCGCACTCCTTTTCGAGTTCGATGGTGATGTAAGAAAGATAAAGCATCTGCTTTATAACTGCTCTGCATCAAGACCGTCAATCGAGTCCTCAACCAATGAGGAGAGCAAGGAAGTGCAGACAGAGACACTTACCATCAAGGCTCGCCCTCTTGCTAACGGATATGTTAAGGCTAAGACCGGGGATACCACTACGGCAGAGACTTATAACAATTGGTACAGCGAGGTTTATATGCCTGCTGTCGGCACGGCTTAAGGAGGGGAATTATGAGTATCGTAAAAAAGATTGAGATTGACGGACAGATGGTCGCATTCAAAGCGAGTGCGGCCATTCCCCGTATTTACAGACTGAAATTCCAAAGGGATATCTACAAGGACTTACGGAGCCTTGAAAAAAGTATCGGTGATGGGAATGAGGAGAACTCAAACCTTGACCTTTTTTCTTTGGAGATGTTTGAGAACATCGCATATGTCATGGCCAAACACGCAGATGGGTCCATTCCCGATACCCCGGAAGAGTGGCTTGATGGATTTAATACATTTTCTATTTACCAGGTACTGCCGGAGCTTATCGAACTTTGGGGCTTAAATGTTCAGACGGATGTTGAGGCTAAAAAAAACTTCGTGCAACAGAGCGTGAAATGACAACCCCGTTATTTCTTCTTAGGTGTACGCAATTAGGCTTATCGATGGCAGACCTCGAACTGCTGTCGATAGGCTTAATCAATGATATGTATAGCGAAAGTCGGAATGATGATTACAACTATGCAGAGATAGCAAATCAGGATGACTACGATAGGTTCTGATTTTATAAACATAAAAAATTATCACTTATTGCTGATAGTATGGTAATATCCCTCATGCAAGAAAGGGGGAATTTCATACGAAGGAAGAAAAAGACTATCAAAAAATCATTGCAGACAGAATTCTTGAAATCTGCGATGCTGCAAACCTCTCGATAGGGACGTTGGCAGACATGGTAAAAATACCAGAAGAACGTTTGAAGGAGATAACCGAATGCCGTGGTGATGAGATGAGCATAGAAGAACTATATAAGTTCAGAGATGAACTGCTCATATCCCCGGATTATGTTGTAGGAAGAAAAGATTTTATTTTTGACTTCGAGCCTACAGAGGAAAACATCCATGCCTTTGCATTCGGCATTTTGGAAAGACTCAAACAGCTTGAAGAAGAATAGTAAGAATCCGAAGGAGGCATCCATTTATATGGGTGCTTTTTTCGTGCTTAAAATGGAGGTGAGAGCGTGGCAAACAGAATACAGGGTATCACAGTTGAGATTGCCGGAGATACTACGAAACTCTCCAATGCTCTCAAATCTGTAAACTCATCAATAAAGACTACTCAGAGCCAGCTTAAGGATGTGGAGAAACTCTTAAAGCTGGATCCTAAGAATACAGAACTTCTGGCACAGAAGGAGAAGTTACTTGCTCAGGCAATCGGTGAGACGAAGGAGAAACTTGCCACATTAAAGACGGCAGCCGAGCAGGCGAATACTGCCCTTGCCAATGGTGAGATTTCGCAGAGTCAGTATGATGCCTTACAGCGTGAAATCATAGAGACCGAGCAGGACTTAAAAAAGTTAGAGACACAGGCGAAGGCATCAGAGAAATCATTGTCCGAGGCTTTCACAAATGCCGGGACGAAGGTTACTGAATTCGGTAATAAGATGACCTCTGTCGGTACGGGTATGAGCAAATATGTGACTGCTCCGATTGTGGCAGTGGGGGCTGCCTCGGTAGCTGCCTTCAACGAAGTGGATGCCGGTCTTGATACCATTGTTACCAAGACCGGGGCAACGGGGAAAGAACTCGAAGGCTTGCCGGATAACCTGAAAACGGGATACGGCAAAATGGCGGGTTCTCCCGGGGGGGGTGGGACCGCAG